AATGTTGCTCAGGAACTTATAAAAATAATTATCAATTATGTTGCGGAATTAAGGTCTAATATGATTAATCTGTCTTCTTTGTTTGCGATAACCCTGTGTCTGTATCCATACGCCAATATGGACTTTATTATCTCTGATGTTATTCTTCAAGGCTAATTCACGTAAATCCTGATAAGTGTATATTGTTGGCATAGATGGGATAAATATAAAAAATGAAAAGTGGCAAGCGACGGAGTAGACGCCGAATACCCCGTTTTTTTGCCACTATCCTACAAAATGAAAAAGTCGCTCTAAATACAATGCTTATAGAGGACTACCATTAAATCTATTTAGCTGAATTTTATCTATGGAAGATTGAAAGGTGAAAGATTATAATTCCTGAGAATGAGCATAATTAGGAGATATGAGCTATTCAGGAACATGTATATTTTTCTTTCTTGTGTACTACAAATTTACAAATAAGAAATCAGGTAAAAAAACGAACGGTGCATATTCTTGAAACATTGCCACTATGTTGATGCCACTTTCTGTAGTGGTCGTGACTACTTCCACCCCTATGAAATTATACATTTATGCGCACGATAAAGTACGGGTACTTATATAGAGATACCCCTCCCCATCATTGCTAAAGCTGAAATATATATAGAGCTATTTCTCATAGGTTTATGAACTGAAAAGTTACAAGAAAGAGCGTGTAGAGTTAGTTATAAGCACGAATTCACAGTAACCTCTAACACCGCCCTAGGGTATTTGAAGAAAAATGAAAATATTCATTGCTTCATCCTATCAATTTATAAACCATTTAAAATTAATTCATTATGAGAAATTTAGTTATTGGCAATTTGCCACAGAGCAGAAGAAGTTTAAATTTAGGTGAGTATGCAGAAGACGCTACTTTAGTAATGGAAGAACAACCCACAAAGGAAAAGAGACCGTTATTCATAGAAGCCAATACTATGGAAGCTACTTTGGATCATCTAAAGAGTGACTGCATTATCCCTGTATTCGCAAAAGATAATGAGGCTACCTTATCACATGTGGCTTTCATTGAAACTGTGCAAGATGCTGCAAGGACATTCTTTCAAGGTGAACAAATAGAATTGCCTGATATTCGTGTCTCTCATGTTATTAAAGGCAGAATACCCGAAGCAATTCATAAGCCTGCCAATCAATTACTGGAAAGTGATAAGACTATCTATTACGAAAGGTGTGCTTTTGTGATTGAAATACCTACTATCTATGAGACAGTAAACGGTAACAGGTTGACTCTTACTATTGGTGGAGTTCGTGCGTACAATCATACGAACTTATACAGTAAGAAAACAGCAGAACGATTTAAAGTATTCATAGGCTTTACCTGTAAGGTGTGTACGAACTTATGTGTATCAACTGACGGGTATCTTTCATGTTTGGAAGTCACTAATACAAATGAGTTATATCGTGCCGTTTTGGAATTGTTCAATCGTTATGATCCAGCCAAGCACATACATTTGATGCAGACTTTAGACAATACTTACTTAACGGAACATCAATTTTGCCAATTACTTGGAAGAATGAGACTTTATCAATCATTACCACAGAGCCAACAGAAAGCCATACCAAGAATGTTACTAACTGACAGTCAGATTAATAATGTGGCAAAGTCTTATATTCAAGATGAGAACTTTAGCAGCTTGGGAAGTGACTTATCAATGTGGAAATTCTACAATTTACTGACAGGTGCAAATAAGAACAGCTATATAGACAGTTTCTTGGATAGAGCTTATAATGCTACTGAGATGGCAATAGGCATAAATGCCGCTCTGCATGGAGACGATAAATATAGATGGTTTATTGATTGATTGAAACGGGGAATATTCTGAAATACGGGTATCCCCTTTTTATTAACTACTTAAAATTGAAAATCATGTTTTATAAGAAACTATTCATTTGGCTATTTGGGCTGATAATCGCATTGTTCACTGGTTGTCTACCGCTTATTTTGATAATTCTATGTATTCCAAGCTTTATAAAGCAAGAAGCAGAAAAGCCACCTGTAAAGTGGATGAATAACAGTAGACCAGTGAAAAGGAGATATGAACGGTATGAGAATGAAATCAAAAAATGAATGTGTTCAAATAAGTCTGCATAGGTGGTTTGAACACGCTTCTTTCTGTTATCAATTTAATCTTTGAATAATATGAAAACAAAAGCAGTGATATATGCCCGTGTCAGTTCGTCAAATGACAGACAGGACACAACAAGGCAAATAGAGGATTTAAGGAAGTATGCCGTTTCTCAGAATATAGAAATCGTGAACGTATTCCAGGAACATATAAGCGGTGCAAAGAAGAATGAGGAAAGGCAAGTTCTTACAGATTGCTTGAATTATTGCACTATTCATTCAGTCAACTATCTGTTATTATCAGAGCTTTCGAGACTTGGAAGAAGTACATTGCAGGTTCTTCGCTCTTTAGAAGTACTGCATGAGGCAAAGGTAACTGTTTATATACAGAACTTGGGACTTTACACATTACAAGCTGATGGCAAGGTCAATCCCATTGTTTCAGTATTGACTACTATGTTGGCAGAAATGGGAAACATAGAACGGTCAAACATACAATACCGCTTAAATAGTGGAAGGGCTAACTATATCGCCAAAGGTGGAAAGCTGGGAAGAAAGAAAGGCAGTATGAAGACAGAAGAAAAGAAATTGGAAGAATACAGAGATACCATAACTTTACTAAAGAAAGGCTATTCAATCAGAAACATAGCCAAACTACAAGGTATTGGTATTTCTACAGTTCAGAGAATTAAGAATCAATTTATCAGAACATGAACTTTTAATAAACAATAGTTCTTGCCATTATAAACACTTTTCGTAACTTTGCAGCAATTTCAGAGGTCTAATGAGTTAGCACTGAAAGGACTTATTAGTTAACGAAGAGCGTTTGATATATTACTTTGTACTGGAATCTCGACAATTCTTTTACCCAAAGTAATAGGCAAGAGCGCTCACGTCAATGTTATATACTCATCTTTACAGGTGAATTATATATCGTTTGGCGTGGGCTATTGTTTATTATTGGGTAAGGGCAGTCGAGAGCCTCAGTACAGTAATAACAATAGTTCCCACGCTTCTTTTTTTGTATAACAGTCAGTAGGGAACACTGACTATAATACATACAAGTCAAGAAACAGATATTCTATTCTCTAATGTAGCAAACTATTAAAACAGTGTGCAGCTATCGCTGTGTTCCTCACACTTATTCAGAACTTACTTATTAACAGCATCTATAGGGAACATAGAGGCATAAACTATTTATAAAGATGAAAACATTAAGATTTATTGGAATGGCAGTAATTGCCGTAATTATGAGTGTGAATTTTATGGCTTGCAGTGACGATGATGATGAAGATGATAAGCAGTCTAATACTATTATAGGTACATGGGAGGTAACAGGTGATACCTCTGATGAAGAATACAATGACATTGGTGATATCTATACATTCTATTCAGATGGAACAGGTTTACTTGAATGGGTAGATAACAGTGGGAAAGATTCTTCAACAATAACATATAAAATCAATTCAGACAATACAATCATATATATTGATTATGAAGACGGAGATGGTTTTGAAGAAATGCGCATGAGTATTACCGATAATGCTTTAATGAAATGGACTTATACAGATGAAGAAGATGGAAAGGACTACACAATGACATTGAAGCGCGTTAAGTAATATTTGTATGACATCATAATAAGGACAGCATTTGAAGCAATTCATTTGCTGTTTTTTTATTATCATTGCAAATAAAAAAGCAATGATGCAACCAATAGAAAAGTTTTCTTTCCAATATAATGTAGAGGAATATAAACTACTTGAATATGTATATCCTGTAGCTCAAGAATATGCACCAGACTTTGATTATAACGAGAATACAGGTGAATCTTTCATGGCAGTTTCGCAAGTTCCAGATATTTTTAAAGGAAGGTATAACGCACGTAAGTTGCGACATAAATTCACAGTAGAGGAATACATGCAGGATAAAGAACTGCAAGGCTATCTGAAAGCATTGGAATTGGATAGTGAGAAGTTCTGGTATCTGTTGCTCTTTTGCTATGACTATAGTTGGGGAATTTGCATGAAAGGGATTGAAATAAACAAATTTCCTGTTGAGTACATAAGAGACCTTGTAGACGCAATCTATAGCAATTATGCAGGCAGTGGTATGCTTGGAGCTATTTTCAATGAACCAATAAGTATAACCTTGAAAGTGGGCAGAAAAAACATCGTGATTGATAACAATAATGCTATAGCCTGCATAGCTAAATTCTGCGATGACGGATTAGAAAATAATGACTTGACTAATTTGCCTAACGGGCATTTCGTAGATATAACTCGTAAGAGTTCAGATTCCGTTTCCGTATTGGCTTACTATTTCTCCAAGATGATAATTTCCGCTTTTAACCACCAAGAGCAGGTGAAGGAGAAAAGAAAGAAGGGGGCAAACCTTTCAGATAAGGAGAAAATGGTTATTGCACATCTATTATACCTTACTGACATCATAAGCAATGAAAGTGTGAGGGAAAGCGATGAATATCTAAAGGCTATCTTAAAGCGGTATAAAGATATAAAGATAAGAAGGCTGAACTCATTCTATTTTTAAAGAGAATTTTTTCGTGCTAGGTGTGATCCTGCCTGCCTATTTCTATTGGACTTTACTCAAGAAATAGGTAGGCAGGATTTTTTTGTCTGATTTTGGGCTATAACATGAAAAACAGAGATTAAGTGGTGCTTTTAGTAGGGGAACAGAAAATGCGTATTTTTTTGTTTCTTTTAGTTTTTCGATTAAAGGGTAATCTTTGTAGCACAAAATTAACAGGTGCGCCAGATACCAAAACAAGTCCGCAGGGCAGCGGCAAAATTAAATGGAAAGAAATATAGTAAAGACATTAACCTCAGTAATGAAGGAAGGTAAGAAGATTGCATGTTTAAGCGGTAATCGTAATTTGGATGAAAAGATTGTGAAGGCTAAGATGAAGTCACTTGGAGAATGTGGGCATTTAGTGCCTGCCATTGTGGTAGACGCTACTGATGCTATAAATCAAGGGCTGGAAGTCGTTGATTTTACTACAGGCAATGTTGTAAGAAAGGAAGAAGCTATGAATTATTTGGTACTGTTGGATGCCAATCATCGCTATGAAGCACACTGTAGACTTTTGGCGGATAATGAGAAACGGGATGAACAAGACCGTTATAAAGGTGAATTTAAGTTATTGTATGCTTTGAATACGGAACTGCCAATAGCTAAAATGCTGTCAGCAATCAATATAGATACTAATCCGTGGAATAACGGGGATTATGCAAAAGGGGCAAGAATGAGGAACCCGAACGAAGAACTGCCCTTGTTGGATGCTGTGAATGATTTAGTAAATAAGAGATTTTCTTTGACGGCAGCATCGAAATGGCTGACCTTTAAGGCAAATCTTGATAAAAAGGTTATGAGTTGCGCTATGAACGGTATAATTCTCCCAGAGTTAAGGAATATCACTGGTTTGGAAAGAGGGAAGAGATTAATAGAAGTTGCAAAAGAACATTTCACGGAAAAAACCATAAAGAGCAGAATTTTAATCGACTGGATAATATATAAATATGACAATACTGGCGATGACGGAAAATCTGATTTCACAGACAAAATGGAGAGGTTCCTCAGAAATATCAGCAACGAAGATGCAGACTATATCGAAAAAGCTAAGGGTAAAACTGGAGGAGATACAAGAGAAAGTATTATCAATCAGAAATTAACTGAATTATGGGGTAATTTTGAAGGATAACCCTTTGAGAAAAAGCCAGTGGGTAGTGCCTGCTGGCTTTCCCAACAAAAGTAATAACCTGTAAATGATATATATTATGATTAAAGAGAGTAAAGGCAATATGTATGAGTTCGTGACACACACATGGAACCCTATTAAGGGTAAATGTCTTCATGGTTGCACCTATTGTTATATGAAAAAAATGTGTTCACGTCTAAATGCTCCAAGATTGGATGCGGCTGAATTAACCAGCTATCTTGAATGCTCGAACTTTATTTTTGTAGGAAGCAGTATTGATATGTGGGCAGAAGATATACCTAGCGACTGGATTAGAATAGTTTTGGACTGTTGTAATAAGGCTGCCAACAAATATCTGTTTCAAAGCAAAAATCCTTCCAGAATATTAGAGTTCATAACTCATCCAGTATTCCATCGTTCAGTAGCTTGTACAACTATAGAAACCAATAGGTCTTATCCAGATGTGATGTGCAACTCGCCAGTAATCGAAGAAAGGGTAAGGGCTATGGAAAAGATTGCAGATTTGGGTATAGAAACCTATGTTACTTTAGAGCCGTTGATGCAATTTGATTTAGATGAGTTGGTAGGATATATAAAACGGTGTAAGCCCAAGCAGGTCAATCTAGGAAGAAATACCAATAGAAAGATAGAAATACCAGAGCCAACAGCAGACGAAGTGAAAGCACTTGTAGCGGAACTAGGAAAGTTCGCAAAGGTGGAAATAAAGAAAAATGCAAGAATATGGTTTAAGTGAATAACATAACGAGAACAGAAAAGAGGCTATCTCAAATATTTTTTTGAGTTCAGCCTCTTTTTTAGTTAAGAAAGAAGCAGCCACCTAGAGAAGCATAAAAATACTACTTGCAAATTCAAAACAAACAATTATCTTTGCAAAGTTCAAACGAGGCTATAAGTACGGAGCAGAGGAACATCCTACATAACATCCTGATAATCAGCATAGGAATCAAAAGTAAAACTTTTCTGCATACCACACAAGAAAACGCACATTTTATTAACATTTGGTCACAGGGAGAGGATAAAAAAAGTATATCTGTTATAACACTACTTATCAATAAGTTAGTCCATTTATTACATTTTTTAGCAAAAATAATATGGCTTTTATTTGTTTGTTCCATAAAAAGCCGTACCTTTGCACCCGTTAAACATCGCGGAGTGGAGCAGTTGGTAGCTCGTTGGGCTCATAACCCAAAGGTCATTCGTTCGAGTCGGATCTCCGCAACTATAATGAGGATAATTAGCTATATTTCAGCTTTTTATCCTCATTTCAATTAAAGAGGTCGGACAAATGTCGGACAAACGAAATAGCTGAAGTTTAATCATACGTTTTCGTATTCGAAAAACGTATAAAAAAATGTCTCTATCCAAAACTCGAAAAGGCTCCACAATAAATAATATAGTGGATTACACCCTCCCCAAACTACACACCGGTAAAAATTGGTATGTCGACTTTACTTGTTTTGATCCCGCAGATGGAAAGATGCGGCGAAAAAAATACATGCTGGATTCTATCGCTAAAATTTCAGACCGAAAAAAAAGAGCCGCTGAAATCATCGCTAATGCCACATCACGCCTACGAAGCGGATGGAATCCATGGATTGAAGCATCAACAGAACGTCAATATGCCAAATTCTCAGAAGTTACCTCTTTATACATAAGGTATATCGAGAAACTCACAAGTAACAACACGCTGAAAAAGAAAACAGCCTACGACTATCAATCGAGAATGAACATGTTGCTCGAATACAACTCTACCAGAAGCAACCCTATCACCTACATATACCAGTTCGACCAATGTTATATCAGTGATTTTTTAGACTATATATTATTAGATCGGGACTCAACAGCCAGAACCAGAAACAATTATCGTACATGGCTGTCCGCATTCTGCACCTGGCTACAAGAAAAGAAATACATAGATCACAATCCAACGGAACGAATAAAGGCATTAGTAGAAGGAGAGAAACGCCGTTCCGCTTTAACCGCACCTGATTTAACAAGATTAAAAGAATATCTCGGTGAAACGAATCGGCATTTCTTACTTGCCTGTATGATGGAGTATTATACTTTTATCCGGCCGGACGAATTAAGCAATGTTCGCCTAAGCGACATAAACATTAAGGAGCAAAAGGTATTTATATCTTCAACCATCAGTAAGAACCGACGTGATGGCATGGTTGGCCTCAATGATACCGTCATAAAAATGATGATAGAACTTGAAGTTTTTGAAAACCCATCGCATTTTTACTTATTCGGAAAGCAGTTCAAACCCAATGCCATCAAAGCGGATTCCCGCATATTCAGAGAATATTTTAATAAAGTACGTGCATTTTTAAAGTGGCCAAACAACTATCAATTTTATAGCTTAAAAGATACCGGCATTCGCGATTTGGCTAACTCTGAAGGCATAGTCGTTGCACGCGATCAAGCAAGACACAGCGATGTTGCTACAACAAACAGGTATTTAAAAGGAGATTCTTTAGCCGTACACGAGGAAACAAAACATTTTAAAGGCGGATTATAAAGAAAGCCCCTATCCTCACGGACAAGAGCCTCCAAAAAAAATGTAAAAAAAATGTTTCGTTTATATTTTATGCCTTCTCGTACAGCACCCAATATGGCTGTCCTGCCAAATATTCCACACGATAGCCAGCATCACTGAGTTGTTTGGCCAATTCCGCCGGACGGACAGCAATGATATTGGATATATCGTACACCAATTCCGCAGAAGTCTTGTAACACTTCTGCGAAGTAGTACCAATAGGCGAATAGTTATGGCCGATAAATTCGGCTATAGCTTTCTTCCGTTCAGCTTGTTGCTTCTCCAATTCGTCTTGTTTGTCCGGTTCTCCGTTGTCCTGGTAAGAACGGAATCCTATCTTCTTGCTCATTGTTCACCGCCTTTCCTTTTGAGTTCATAATACTTACCGCCTTTTTCTATATCCATGCCCAGTCTTGGATAGCGTTGGATGAAAACAAACAGGCTTCCTTGCAGGTAGCCTTTCTCATAAGTGAGTTGCTGGATTTCCTTGTAATATTGCATATTCTGTTGTTCCAGGAATGCGATATATTCGTCTTTGGTCATACCTCACCCCCTTTCTCATTAAAGGTGATATTGACTGTCCCACCATTGACATAGATGGAAATGGATTTCTCACTTTGTGTTGCACGGATTTGTTTACGTCCGGCGCACAATTCAATGCCCAGCTGGGCAAATACTTGCTGGAGCTTCTCCGCGGATACATAGCGTTCGCGGACACTTTGAGTTTTTTTTGTCATAATGAAGAGCATTTAAAATAAAACAATATATTATTAAAAACGGGAAAGGGAACTTTCTCTCAAAAATGGAAAACTTATAAACAAAGAAAGTTCCGCTTTCCCGTTGCTCTTCACCTTGACAAGGCAGTGGGTGCATTAACACTCCACACGGGGGTCGGAACTATATGATACCATTGGACATAAAAAATGCCAACGGCAAAAGTTGGCGAACAGTCTCGCCTTGTCAAAATGAAGAGCACTGCAAAGATGCAGGTTTATTTTGAAATAGCAAAAGAAAAGCGGAGATTTTTTATTTCTCCGCTTCAACTTCAATTATTGCAAAAAACAATGCTGTTATGTATTTTATAGATGATGATATTTCTGTTATAATCAAAGAAGTTATGTCTTTTTCTTAAAGACATAACCCGGGTTAGAAAACAGCTCGTAGCCATTCCCATAGCTTTATTAGTCGGTCTTTTGTCAGGGTTCTTATTATAAAAAGAGTAGCACACCTTACAAAAAGATGCGCTACTCATGCCTTTAAAATCGCGATGTTTGACTGATGAAGAGTTAAAGGCACTATATGTAAGTCATGTAAAACAACTGGCATCATTAGATGCCACAAAAATATAAAATTGAAATTAATATCCCAAAGAAAGCCTGTTTTTCTCCACCCCAATTCACGATAAATACATAAAAAAACGAAATACATAAACTTTTCTTTATGGAATTTGCACATAAATAAAACTTTATGTATATTTGCATTGTCATTAAAACGAAGAGATATGGAAAAAGAAACCAAAATGCAACTGGTTGCAAAACTTACCCAGTTAAAATTGTTATCTAAAATGTATGAACACACTTTCAAGAATGCAGGGAACCAAATGAGTACACAGAAAATGAATGAGCTCCTGGATGCCAAGCTTGAAACAGACAAACAGATAGCACTTTTGGAAAAAGTTCTGAATGAATTGGAAAAATGAAGTTAAACAAGCTCCCCGCATGGGGAGCATAAAACAATACGATTATGGCACTTAAAGATGATTTAAAGAAATTGCATGAAATCGCTCACTCCGGTACACCGGATGCCATGGAGAAATATGTTGCGCTCTCTGACGAAATAACCAGCAAGTACACGGACCAGAAAGATGTCGATGCAATAGCCGATTTTTTAATCAATGGCTACAAGGAAATTGCATCAGAGGCGGAAGAACAGATCAACTATGTTACATTAAAACAGCAAATAGCCCCTTATACAGAAATTATTCCGTTAGGCTACATTGCTAAAAAATATTTCGGTAAAAGTACCGCATGGCTCAGCCAGCGTATCAACGGAAGTAAAGTAAGAGGCAAAGTTTATACACTTAGCAAAAAAGACCTGGAAACATTTAATTTTGCTCTTCAGGACATCAGCAAACAATTAGGTTCACTCTCCATATCTTGAGAGACGTTTTATTGACACTTATCCCCGTAGTATGAACCGCTACGGGGATTTTTTATTCTACCCTGTAAAAAGTCCCCTTCAGCACCCTGTTCAACCCATCTGCATCTATTTCCGCCTCAATCTTCTCGCACAAATACTGCTTATTGGCAATAAGAAATACCTTGTTAACATCCGGCAAACGGTTAGCCTGGAAATTGATAGTATAGGGAACATTAGAATGAAACATCTTCAGAACAGAAAGCCGATGACCTACGCTGTCCGGACAAACATCATTCAGACTGAGCGAATACGGAAGAAAATCAGTGAGCTGCGCAGCAGTTTTCTGCTGGTAGTCGGTAAACGGATAAGCATGACTGTAAGGTTTGGTTTGTCCGTGAGAGGTCACGTTCTGCCGATTGAACTTTCCGGTGTTGAAAGCTATCTCCATACGGTCATTCTTTTGTTGCTTCTCCGGTAACTCAACATCACCGCTGATTGCTTCCTGAATATTGAATGCTTCTCCCTGGGGACTGATTATCCAATCCGGATTATAATTTTCACGGTAATAGCTGATTAAGGGAATATTCAAAACTAAGCTGGTGTCAGTTCTCACCACATCGAAATTATGTTCCAGTCGTTTCCATGTACCACGATCATATTGTACAATCTTGGCAGGGACTATCTTCAGCTCGGCATCCGTATCGTAAGACTCCGGGTCACGGATGAGGTCGGCATAAAGATTGACTTCACGCAGTGTGTCTGTCTCATTCTCATTGTAGTTGATGTAGTAACGTTTACCTACGACAAATATCACTCTTTTCCGTTCTTCCTTATCCATACTGTCATAGGCTTTTTTCATATCCTGGTAGTTGGCATATTCCGTTTTTTTAGCTGCCTTCAGCAGATACCGATCCAGTCGGAAGTAGCCGTCATCGGAAGTGGAAGGAAGATCATAACCGACATTGCCGGAGGTTACATCCTTGTCGCTCTTCTCCTCGTCTATCTCGACAGCATATTCACGCAACAATGCAGCGTGATCAATGATTTCCTTATCAGGATTGGAGAAGTAATTATTCAGTTCGACAAAGCGTACTACTTTGGCATGTTCGTCTACAACGGTAATGACACCCAGAAATTTCTCCAATTCATCAAAGAACTCGGAAACCGTCCAGTGTGGCAATGCTGTTTCAATGCGAAACGAGTTTACCGCACTGCATATATAGATATTCCGCAAGAAGCTGTTATCAAAGAAAGCGGTATCAAAGGTGTATCCGAAATATTCAACCAGTTTTTTGATGACCGTAAGTAGGTAGGGCTGGAAACTTCCTACAAACATGTTAGAGCCGGGATTAAAGTTGGTTGTTCCCTCTTCATACGTAACTCTATTAACCAAATTCTCCTCTTTTGTTTCTTGATAAAATACCGGGAGAAAAACCCCATCCACTTCATCTACCGAGCCGTAGGCTGCCTTCATTTCTGATTCCGGTAAGAAGAATTGAAAGATTCCCGGCTGCGGAGGCATATAAGGACCTCCCAGCTCTAACTCATCAATATAGATATCATCATTCGTAAGAAGATTAAACTCCGCATTACCAGATACCAGCTGCACTTTAACCAATGTGTCCTCTACCGACAATAAAACTGCGCTGCCATAAAGCAGGCACCTGGCATCCACAATGAGCATGGCGGAAAGTATGGTCTTTTTCTTTGTTACATCCATCCGGTTAATATGTCCGAATATGGCATGATTAGCCGGCATAGGAAGTTCTATATCCAACGAATAATTGGAACTACGGGTAAAATATGGATTCTCGGAAGTGAATGTAAAGTTGAACCCTTCAGGAAGGGCAGCCAACTGTCCGTTAATGTATAATTCGGTCATTGCTTGTTACGTGATTTGTTATTCTCTAATTTTTTATATTCTCGTTGTGCTTGGTTAATCCCCCGTTTACCGGTAACATAAGTCTCCGCCACTAACGGATCATCCAAGCGACTTTTAAGTTTGCGGAGCACACGGGTACATTCTACCAGCATCGCCACCATAGCCGGATCATTAGTGGTTGTTGTGGCACTTGCTCCGGGCGCCTTAGCCGGAACGGTATGCGTACTCTTGCCGGATCCTGCCACAGCTGCGATATCTTCAGCCGTCAAATTGCCAACATTACCTGTACGTTGTGCCACATCAATAACATCAAAAATCGGCCGTAAATTCGGATTGGCCACAGCAAAACGATTGGCTACAAATTCATTGGAATGAACAATACCCTGAGGTTGATCCCAGGCTCCATGTCCCGTGTAACCTCCGGTGTAAAAATTGCCAACCACGCCTTTAACCACTGCAAAAGATGCCTTGATAGCCGCTATTTGCAAGGCCGCTTTTGCTGCACCAATAAATGATAAAGGGGCTGTTGCTGCCAGATTCTTAACCATTACTTCCAAACAGGAAATTTCAATGACACGCTCCAGGGCATCCAATGCCATCAGAATTGTTTCTTTCAAGAAGTCTTTTAATGACAACTCACCGGTAGCGATCATCTGACCGATGGTTTCACCAAAATCAGCAGCAATACTTTCTACTATGGATACATATTGTTTGTGCATCTCCATCGTTTTCTCATACTTTTCTTTTTCGGCATCTGTTTTTGCTTCGGCCTGCTCTTTATCTATTTCTGTCCGCTGTTCCTCTGTCAGTTGATAGTTATCAAGTAAATCCTGCCAGTAACGTTGTCTGATGTCATTAACCTCTTTTGCAAATTCTTCTTCTGAAGTGAGATTTTTATAATGGTTTGCTGTAGCTTCTTCCAGTTCGATACGTAATTGCTTCTGACGTATGGAAAGACGTTCTTTAGCTGTTTTATCTGCGGCTTTTTGCCGTTCCTTTTCAGCTTTTTCATCCAGCTTTTTACATTCTTCATTAAATTTAATCTGAGCCTCCAACATCTTTACCTGTAACTTTTCTCGTTCATGGGGTTCCAGTCCAACTATTTTTAGTTTTTCATCCAACGTCTTTTTCTCCAGGTCTATTTGCAAGGCAGTATATTCTTCATTGGTTTTAATCTCACCCTCTAAATACAGTTTTTGCAGATGGGTCATCTGCTGCATGTGTTTCGTCTCCAGATCCTCCAGTTCCTTACTCACGCGTTTCTTCCGTTCTTCTTCTGATTCGGTACCTCCATTACCGCCATTAGTAGCAGGGGACAAAGGATCTGGAGTAACAGTCTTGTACTTGTCGTTGATAGCGAGTAATTGGGCTGTATAGTCCTGCATCATCTGCTCGTAGTAACGCACATTGCCATCAAGACGTTTTTTCTGTGCCGCCCATGCTTTATACGCAGTGGGTGATACCCCGTTAGATGCAGCCAGTTCCTCAACAGACTTTCCCATATTAACAGGATCATTTATCTCCCATTCAAGATTCTTAAACTTCATGGCATCCGAACCGTTCTCGTGTACCCATTCGCTACGTTGGCTCAGCGCTTCCTGTAATTTAGTGTTTGCCATCTGTTGTTTAGCTGTTAGAAGAAGCTTCTCTACATAACCATCCAGCGCCTGAGCATTGTTGTTGATAAGCGTTCCCTCTTTAGTTAACGAGGCATGATATTCCGGAACAATGGACTGAATTTCTTCTAATGCAGCCTTTCGTTTTGCATATGGTTCTTTAGAATCCTCAAGTACCTTCCGCAAGGCATCCAGTTTATTCTTTTCTTCGCTGATGCTTTTTTCGGCCTCCCTATTCATATCCACTAACTCTTTTTGCCTACGTGCAGCAACAGAAGTGCGTTGGGCATAAATATACAGTCCGGTCGCTGCGGTTGCAACGACTGTGGCTATGGCAACAAAAGGATTTAATCCCAATACTGCCCATGCTGCCCGTATTGCTTTAGCTGCGGCAGAAAAACGAAAGGTTAAAGTCTCCATTGCTGCCCGAAAAACAAGCGTGCTTGCTGCCACTGTCCGAGTTATGATATTGTGAGAACGCATCTGCAAAATTAATCGAGTTATTGCCTTGTAGTCACCCGCCAGTGCATCATTCAAAGCAGTGGTAGCTATCCGGTATGCAGCTTGTATGGCGATTCCTCCCCGAAGGATTGCATTGTAAGTGGTATGATAAAGAGAGATTAGTTTTAGAGTGGCATAATAGGTTGCCAATGGGATAATGAAGGCTATTATCGTTGTGCCCCACTTTTGAAACCAATCAATCAGTCCAGGCAAAATTTTAATAACATTAGTCAGCATATTTGTACTCACCGCCAAAGCCGGATTCAACTTCTCACCCAAATCAATAGCCGCCAATTTCATTTTATTGCGCGCCTGTTCCAATTTTGCCTGTGCCGTATCACTGTTTATTGCTGCCTGTTCATACGCCACATTCGTACCGGTAACGGCAGCTGTGAAGTCCTTCACCATCTCCGTGTTCTGAAGGATTACGGATGCCGTGTTATAACCTTCTTCCCCGAACATCTTTTTAATGGCGCCTGCATCCATGTTCTTATTCTTCAGGTTCTCCAGTGCCTTATCCAAGCCAACGATTTTAGGATTGGTTTCATCCGCTCCGGTCTGAAGTACCAGGAAGAACTTTTTCAATCCCGTTCCGGCCACTTCATCTTTTATACCCCGATAGGCAAGCGTTTCAATCAAAGCAACTGTCTGTTCAATGGGAACATTAGCTGAAGCTGCTGCTGTACCTGCATTCCGGATTGCCTTTGCCTGGCTTGCGATATTGGCGGATCCGGCTTGAGAACCGGCAGCCAACACATTGGCAAAACGTCCTGCCTGGTCAGCAGCTTCGCCATATTGGTTGAGCGACAAAGTAAGCGAATCAACCGCCTCATTGAGGGTGATATCCTTAGCTGCCGCCTGTAACCGCATCGCTTCTTCTGTCACTTGCTTCAATGCCTCCTTATCTCCAAGCAGTTCCGGTTTGGCCGACCCCACCAGCATGAACGCATCCAGGATCTCAGCAGCCGACTGGCGGACACGTAACCCCTCTTTTGTCATGGTGGTGGAAAGCGTCTTAGCCTGTTCTGTCAGCCAGGCAATGTTATCATCATCAAGCCCGGTCAAGGCTTTTAGCCCGGCTTGTGACTCTTCTAACTTGTTGCGCTCATCTCTGATGGCACGCAAGGCAAGAGTAAAACCGGTCAGAAAACCGATCACCGAAAGGATTACACCCCCAAAGCGGTTAAACCAATCTACCATACTGCCGATACTGATCGTTGCTTTCTTGGTCTCGGTAGTGATACCTTTTATCTCCTGGCGATGCTGCTTGAGTATGCCCTGAAGATGCTTTATCTTCGCCATGGTGCGGTTGTATTCTTCGGAACCACGTGTCATTTCCTTAATGTCACGCTGGAGACGCTTCATTTCCAAATCAATGGAATTTATGTCATTCTTGATCTCTTTTCCGTCAATATAGAGATACACACCTCTCTTGACAGTTTTGTTATTTTTTGCCATAACGTTTCTCGATTGTTATTTTATCAAACTTCTGAAGTACTTTTTTGAGTGCCTGGTCTCCGTAATATTCTCCGGAGAGGTCGGCCAATGATTCTATATTTTCTACAATGGGCGGATCCAACCAAGGTAATGGAGTACGGCGGATAACCGCATAGTGTTCGTCAATTGTGCGCATACGCCTGATGCGGTATTCCGAAACACGCAATGAGCGAAGCTCCTGACGCTTCTTTTTGTCACTCCATGCCGAATGACCTTTCATAATGATACCATCTTTAACAATGTATCCACGTCCGGCACCGTATTCTCGATATGCTCCATAACGTTCAAAGCGAAAGCCAAGCCCTACATAAGCCGGTCCACCTTCACGATCATTTAGCAAACGTGCTTGTAGTCCTCTACGAAGTTTGCCTGAAGCATGAGTACGATGTAGGATATTTATAGATATTCCCCGAACTTTATGAGTCCAATTTTCCACCCCCTTATTATATTCAGCGGGACTCATTAACCTGTTTTCTTCAATGATAGCCATAAAAAAAGCCTTTAGTTTCAGGCACAAAACTAAAGGCTGAAAAGAGTGAAAAAAAGGACAAGAATTTAGCGAACAGAGAACTTGAAATCATTGATTCGGTTCAACCATCCTTTCCGGAAGACAAGCTGCGACGGATTCTTTTCACAGATTTCTTCAACAAACCGGATCCGGTCCGCCTTGACAGCTTCAAACAACTGGCGCTGGTTGGCCAGATTAATACTGGCAACCGTCTGAGGTCCTACAATGCCATCCACCTTAATTTGCAGGAGTTGCTGTACCCTTGTGATTCCAGGACGTCCGGAAGCCCATACCCAGTCCACACAAATGTTGGCAATGGACTGGTTATGTATAAAATCAGCCTGATAACGGTCCCAATAATACTTTTTGAAGATATTGAATGCATCTTCCGGAGTAATCAATCGTAGATCATCCGCATCAATATCGCCATCGCCGTCTTTGTCATAACCGCATGATTTCCATGTAGACAAAGTAATACCCATGTTGGTTTTACCACCTTTGTCATTTTTGTGATCACTCCATCCGCCTTCCCATTTGCGGATGATCTTGAATAAAACTTCTGCTTTTGCCATAATGTATAAATGAATGAAACATAGGCAAAAGTAACATGTAGCTTAGCCGGTACATAGGACATTCATTCTTAATAAATGGTCATCAAGTGTTTTAAAGTTACATTTCAGTTTTCTACAGATAGCAGCCTTTGAGTAACCATAATCAAGCATAGTCCGGATTATATTTTCTTTTCCGGTGAGTTTATAATGTGTATTCTTATCGCCCTTCTTCCGACCCAATTGCTGACCGCTTGCTTTACGCCGTGCCAGTCCTTCTTTAGTACGTTGTGAAATCAAATCACGCTCGATCTGAGCGGACAAACCAAAAGCGAAAGCAAGTACCTGGCTATTAATATTATTGCCAAGCTCGTATTTCTCCTTTACTGTCAACACAAAGGTTTCCTTTGTCATACAAAGATGAAGCATACTCATAATTCCCATAAGATTACGACCTAACCGGCTAATTTCAGAAAGTATAAGCGTATCACCCTTCTTCATTCTCTTTAAAAGTGGTCCCAACTTTCTGTCTTTAGCGGCCTTTGTGCCTGATACCGTCTCCGAAACCCATTTATCAATTACCAGCCTACGGTCATTAGCAAAATTTTGAATTTCAAACCGCTGATTTTCGACCGTTTGTTTATCGGTGCTGACACGAATATAAGCGTAAATCATTTTTGTCGGTGAAGTTAGTAAACTAATCCTGTACGGACAAATTACGCATCAATCGCCCCTTAAAAATACAATGGTATGGAAAAAGTTTATTTGAAGGATTCAGATGTAGTGAACGAATTGATAAATACAATTCCGGTGGCTACAACAGAAAAAAATGGTCTTAAACCCGCCAGTGATGTAAGAAAGGAAAAGATGATCGCAACCACAACCTCAAGAATTGTGTATGAAGGATCATCCTCAACAACAGCAATATCTACCTCCTTACTTATCAGTCTTGCCGCTTACGGTGGCGGGCCAATGACCTTATTCTATATGACCATTAACAGGTCAGTCGATGTTTTGAAAGCCCCCACTATCATTTTAAATCGGATCGGTGGGGCAAATGCTCCGACAACTCTACGATTTAAGGTATGGAGTGATGAAAGTACCGGAGCGTTTAAAATCATATTAGAGCATACACAACATACGCCATCCATATATATAAAGATTCTGAATACTATTATACCTACTTATGATATTGTACCTTTATCAGTAGCTAATCAAGATGAAGTTGACGCAGCGACATATATTGATGTGACACAATAATAGTAGGGGCACTATGCCCCTATTATCTAGAGCAATTCCGTTCTATACCATTACAATTCCGTCCAGTCGGTTACATCCTCTTCTATAACGTTACGAAATACACAATCTGAAGTGTAAAAACCTTGAAAACAGGTTGTAATAGAGAACTCTGTATTAAATTTTATTGCAAGATATAGTTCTCCATTATAACGGCAATGTCCTAATTTAAAGTCTACAAGATTATTTCCTCCTCCCCATCCACCTGTCACATTCATGTCTTTTATTAGGTATGAAGCAGAACGAAATAATACGATATCGGCCTTGGCCATCATCGGACTGTAGCCTACACCTGCTCTTAACACATACAAACTTCCCAGGACTCCGGCAGCATCTATTTTATCTGTTAAACCGGAAATAGGAACAAATAGCAGAATCCTACTTCCTGCCCCAGAACTGGTACTGTATCTTAATTGTGTATATCTCATTTTGTCCGTTCCTGAAGTTAAAGCAGTATATTCAACCTTAGACAAGCTATCTACAGTTACCTGCGCTACATTCTGATCGGCCGTTAATCCAATAATTGATGAGGGAGCATTGGTGAATGCAACCTCTGACAATTTTATCTTTTCCATACCCTTGTATTTTTAAGGGGCGTCATTTCTATTATAAAAATCAGCCCAATTTAACATTTTGTTTTTAATCTCGTTTTGTAATTATAAATTTCTATAAAACTATTATTTATTTGAATATCTTTTAGTCTCTTTTCCATTTTCTGAAAAGATAAGTCCAAATGGTCCTAAATTATATTCAAGATAATTAGAGCCTACTACAGAATACCCATTAATGGATGAACCGGTAGTCTGAATCTCATCGATCATATTATTTCCTGAAAACCTCCTAAGAAACACCCGTGGATAATAGTTCGTTGTACCCATCCACTCCTCAGTCATAAAGGATATACGGCCAACTTCATTATTGTCCTGATTGAACATCTTTATACTATTGGTTTTAGGAGAGATTTCAATACGCGTACCATTCATTGAGGTTGACAACTCACCGATTATCTGTATATTTCCCTCTTCATCAATCTTAAAAGAACCATTCGGAGAGCGGATGTTCTTGAAAACACCTCCATTCACCTCCACTTTATTACCCTTGAACAAACCCGTGGCAAAATCCAAAAGCAGATTAGGTACAAAATTCCCCGTATTAAATTCCTCATAATTCGATGTCGGATTACCATCAGCGCCAACCCCCTGTTGCGAAAACATGTAATCTCCTGAAAAGATGGCACTCGCCAATTTAGCGAAGTTAGCCATCAGAATCTCCACAAAAATAGCTGTATAGTCTTCAACAAGCGTCCAAGTGGCGTTCGATCCATTTACGGCAACATCTTTCCGCGGAGAATTGATATTTGAGGGCATACCCTGTCCTACCCATGTCGTATTTCGATTCATTACATAATACTTCCCATCCAACACATAAGGAGTAACCGTATCTGTACAAATATAGGAAGTATATAGATTGTACTCTCCGGCCGGATACGGAATACGCCCACTCTTTCCGGGAGCACCCTTCTGTGCATACTTTACACTTCTTGTTACACTCGCTATCGGCATACAATTACATTCCTTTATTTATGACACAGTTTCAATATACACGCCTACATCCGTACCAGCCTGTTCACACATCGCATAGGTCACAGTAAATTTAGCCTGATTAGTAGCTTGCCCAAGGATAAGTCCTACACTATCAATGGCGGTAAAATTAAAGTTCATCTCCATTGCCTTAGTCGTAGAGCCTCTTTTCACAACCATAGGAGTATACACCACAGTATCGCCCTCTTCAACAATCGTCTCATCAGCCGGACTTGGATTAGGAATGATATCATAAGGGTCTGAAGCATCCATTACGCCTTGTATATCCGTACCGATTTCAGTTCCCCCTTGCGAGACAACACATTTGAAGCTGGAATAGCAATCTACCATATCACCTGTAACGGTCAATGTCTGTGCCGTTTTTCCTGAGAGTAAGGACCAGACACCGCCAACCAACTTATACCACTTGTAAGTCAGATTAGAGGTAACAGAAACACCCGCCTGATAAGTCATAGCCTTGAGTATACAGCTACCGCCTTTTTCTGTGATGGTATAATACTTATTATCTCCAGCGGCAATAGTAACAAAATAAGGAGAACCGGTAGCCCGACGAATAGGTATATTGTAGATAGCCTCTACTTTATCGGTGACATTACCATATACGACTATGGCTTCTCCCTTAATGCTGCAAGGAGCCGCGCCCGCAGCCACAACCAGGTTTTTCAAGATTTTCAAGCCCCAATAATCCTGCGTCCCTGCAACATACGGCAACTTGCGGAAATGCCCTGTCTCTCCATTAAACACATTAGTGGAAACATTATTGGTGAAAGTGAGCTTTACACCGTTAAAATACCAATCACAAGAGATAGGTATGGAAATACCTTCCGCCACGCGGGACGAAGTCGCAATAAACACCAACTGCGGCTGCGTCTGGGAAAAATCGGGCGATATCGCACCGATTGCTCCCACGGACCCTTCAAATTCCTGGTAAAGGTCCCCGCTTGGAGACTGGATAATAGTAGTGTAAGTTCCCGCCTTCGGCGAAAATCTTACATTCACTTGTCGGGTTGCTATACTCATACCTCATCCTCCTTATTTATTTCCGATTTTTCCTCTTCAGACGGAGATTGCTCTGAGGAAAACAGGAACCTTTCAGGTGTAGCAACCTGCACAGGATGATCAGTACCATCCACTTCTTCTTTTGCGGCATTGGGAGTCAGCACGGCTCCACCGCAATAAGCCGCACGGGAAAATATGTCGTCTCCCGGAAAGCGCAGGATGTCAGCCTGCCATAATAGATAATTCCCGTCTGCAGTCTTGTTGCGGATGCTTGTCAATCCCATTGACGCAGCCACCTTTTCTGTTACTTTGATGTAATTAGCCATATTCTTAAAATTTAATTGTTATTTTGCTATTATTACTTTATCAGCACTTGCTAATATTGCCTTTCCGTCACTGGTTGTCAGTATCTTGTAATTACCCTTGTCTGTCATATCCACACCCAATAATCCGCTGGTCACATTATTGGCGGAAAGAGAGGGGGATTCACCGGTCCCGATAACCGTACTGTCCTTATACCAGGTCGCTTTCAACTCCTGCATGGCATTGCTGATAATGCCTTTCGCTCCTATTACCACGACTTTGGGATTTACGGTCACTGTTCCAGGAGCAATACGGTTCGGCAGATTGGTTATGTCGTAATCATAATTCGGGAGACGACGCACAATAGTAGTGGTAGCCGTAGGGTCCGCATCCGTCGGTGAGGCAGCCGGGGAACCATCAGGGGAAAAGGTAGCCTTGCAAATGTAAGTCTCCTTTTCTCCTATCGCCTCGCGATCAATGACAAGCACATTATCATTCACACTGACCACATCAAGATCAAATTCATCAGAACCGGCAAGCGTCAGGGTGCCATTTTCACGACGTTTGTACCAGAAGAATTTTCTTTTTGCAGATACACCGGTAAAATCGGTTTCACCTGCCATCAGGGTAGCTACTATGGTCTGCTGTACAGGGTCCTCCCAGGGGTTGTATAAACGGGTAGATTCACTATCAAGCGTCAATAAAGGATTGGCATTGGTAGCATTGATACATTTTATTAATTTTGACTGACGGTAAACGATGATCTGATTTGTGCGCGTATCCAGGTATTCTGCATAAAAATCCAACGTTATAGGGTGCAAGAGTGCGGCATTCTTCTTTACTTTTATCTGACCTTTATTTGAGCCTTCCTGAGTGATTTCATAACCGGTATTCGTCGTTTCAATCAGGATTCTTTTGCCATCAATGATTTCATACCACTTAAGATTGGTTAGAGAGGAATTTATATTAAATTCCTTAATAATACCATCCTTGTCAACAACATCACATTGAGGCAACAACACCAATGGCGTCAACGTATAGTCCGCCTCAAAAATACCAGTCACCGCATCATACGTTTGCAATGATGATACGGAACCAACCTCGTTAATCGCCATATGTACGCTAAGAGGTTTGTAGTTTACTTCTATTTTCTTTGTCTTCATATCACAACTTCTATTTCATCAGGGTATACATTCTTACCGTCACGCAGCAGCACGGTAGCCTTAAATTTACAGGAACCGACCTGCACAAAGTTCGTTCCAAGATCATCACGCCTGAGCACCAGCACTTTTCCCGTGTCGGCATGTTTCACTGCCCAGGCGTTATCTTCCGTAATATTACCGCTATCACGCGTCCACTCCACATCAGCATCAAGTATATGTTCAGTAACATCCCGGTTATATAGCATTCCGGTTATAGTGAGCACGTCCAGATCATCAACAAGATTGCCGTTTTCATCCATCTTGTCCAGGTCTATCCTCCAATCGTTGGCAGAAGATATATCAATAGAGAAGTTTGGGTTTCCTTCTTTCATGGCCCATCCCGTCGAACCGAATCGGGGCTCATCAAGCGTGCCGTTAATCAGACATTGCCAACGACACCCGTAATGCCATACGGTATCCGCAGACGTAGAAGATACAGAATAGGGATTATCAGAAGCAGCAACCTCGGAGCTCCAGTCTCCGCGGTCCACAAGGGAAACGACAGGAATCCCCGGATACTGAATCTGTAGGCGTTCCTGAAAGGCTATACCCCTGCAATAGACATAGCTATGCCGGTAATTTATAGGCAGGTTATCGAATAATGATAACTGTTTCAGTCTGCCGATGATAATGGCGTAATTATGCTCTTCCAGTATGGGTTTCGTTACGCCATCGAGCATGCAGATACATTTCTCACGAGTAGAAAGATACCAGTACGCCTGACGATCTTCATTGACCGGATTGCCGCGACGCGTTATTATCATCAATGGCTCCGGCGGGTAATTCTTTCCCCCTGGAACTTCACTATCCGGATACAGAACAGCAGTAATCACATTAGCGGAAGTATCCACATGCAGGACACGTAACCAGGAAGTATAATAATCTCCTCCTCCGGAGGCAAGGTTGTTTACCATGCCGTAAATGATATCATTTTCATCCAAAGCCGTGAAATCATTCTCCAAACGTTTACGGAGCGGTAAACGGTAAGTGCCATCCTCCAGAAGTTCTACGCTCTCAATCGTGCCCGATTCAGAAAAAGAATAATCACTTTCCATGGCAGAAAGCCGGTTGAATATCACTTCTTGAACAATGAGAGCAAAACGAGCTTCCAAAGTATCAGCCTGTACACGGCCATTTTTAAGTAGAATCCCTTTCCCGGCAACTAATGAGTCTATTGTTTCGCCAACTTCGGCACCTGCTAATAATTTCAGCAGGAAAGGAGTTTCGTCAGGCTTGGATTTATGAAGGAAGATTTTATTCAGTTCTTCCAAAGAACACTGTGATAACAGATTCAAAATGCCCACCAAGGTACGTCCAACACGTTCTCCCGTGTTTTCTCCCTCCTGCGTAGCATATCGTACCTGCCGGGCTAATTCTTTAAGTGTTTCAACCGTATCTGCCATATCAGTTGAATGCCTTCCTACAGTTAACAGCCTTATAGGGTTGCGACAAGTGTATTGCCGCGATCACCCCATAAAGCTGGCTATCAATATTCACCACATAATCCGCTTCTACCTCTTCAAGTGAAAAGGCAATCCATTGGCGGTTCTTCCTTTTGTCTTCAAGTACCTGGTTCAGCATCTCATCAAGAATGCGCTCGCACTTATCAAGTGCGGCCTCTATCTGTTCGTAGTCTGAAGTATCGGACACATGTTCCAATACAAAGAGCAGATAATCACGATCCTTCAGGTATGCCCCCGTAGCACCGCCATATCCGAACCCTGAGCCACGGTCCAGAATCACCGCCGGATAGTGGAGCACGCTGTCCAGTGCCGTGTGCTTCTCCCGTTCGGATGAAAGGAAATGTACCTCGTCATTCTCCTTGTGCCGGATATCGACATGGCGTTCGGCCAAATTCTCTATGTACTCTGAAAATGTCATTTCTTCTGTTTTTGAGCGTCACGTATTCTTTTATTAAGCAGGCGGAACGCCGTTGCCACTGGCATCGCCTGGTATTTCTCCATCACCGCCACATCATCACCGACAAAAGCATCAAAGATATCAAGCCAGTTGACCGATGGCGCGGTCGGTTTCTTGTTGTTCTTCTCCGGTTCCGGATCTTCGTTCAACGGAAACAGGAAAGGGAACGCCTTGGAAAGCCACCTTTTGACAAAAACATAGTTCAGGAATATAGCATACTTGACATGCCTGTCTATCTTCGCCACTTCCGACAGCCGTTTTTGCAGTATCAGCGGTTTCTGCCTGCTAAATAAGCCGTTTTTTCCACCTGCCGGTAGGACAATATATTCGTTATCCTTCAGGTACAGCATTGATATGAAAGCATCCAGTGAGGCATCCTTGCCGTCACGCGCATAGCGGTTGAAGGCGGTGTCCACATGCATGAAGTGCTCGAAACACATCCCCTTCAGGCGTTCACCCGGTGCTTTCAATCCGGACACACCGGAAAGAATAAAGCGATCCATCCGGACACGACAGTCGCTGATGAACTCTATCAGCTCACTCAGCTTATACCTGTAATAGCTGTCCGCAATGACACCGGAAGGCAGGGGATAGAACTCCTTCAGGAAGGATGATTCATCCGTCTCCTGAAGGTAAAACCGTGACACAAGCAGGAACTGCGACGGTGTCAGCTCTTCCCATTTCTGAGGCACCCGGCGTATAACCTCACGCCGGACTCCGAAGCTGCGATATGCAATACGAAGCTCTCTCATACCCAGAATGTACGTTTACGGTCATTGTCCCGGTCGAATATCCTTCGGGGATCACCGGCATAGTAATCGGCAAAATAACTGCGGGCAATCCGCAGCAATGCGGTCATATACATGTCGGCATCCGCCTTCAGGTTCTGTATCTGTACGGCTATCCGTTTCATATCGACCGGCTCTTTCTGTTCATTACCCTTTTCACCTGACCGGATTGTTGTAAAGTACAGTCCGCGGTCTGTAATGCTGCCCGTCTCCATCAACAGCCGTCTGACCGCCATTGTCCCAATATAGCGGGAACAAGCCAGACGCAAGCGTTCCACATTCTTCTGCCGCTCTTCATCTTCAGGCGGATTGACCAGCCCGTCAATCAGATGCTCATAGAGCCTGTCACCGATAGCCGGCTGAAGCAGCATTTCCTCCACAAATTTCAGATGCGGCTGCAACCGCAGGAAGATAATCCGGCTGCCGCCAATGAAACAGACATCATTCACGTCTGCAGTACTGCGGACAATGGCGGATTTCCGGTCCTGATAAGCCTGTGAAGTCGCAAATTCCGGATATTCCGCTATATGCGCATACAGGAACTCAAGCAATTCATCCAGCGCATTGAACCCCTTATTGCGGAAAGACATGCGAAGATTGTCTTCCTGGTATTTATACACCCCTTGAAAGGATTCATTGTCGGACTTCTGCCGTTGAAATCCCGCATCCGTGATCCGGACGCTGATTTCATCGAAATCATTCCAGAACGCCAAGTTCGCATTCGCACGCTGGCAAATCTCAAGCAGCCGGGCATCCAGCTTCTCCCGTTCGGTTGCCCCTTCAGCATTCGGTTCCAACACATCCGGATCCGGACCAAAATTATAAATCTCAACCACTTCGCCCGCCATCGCATCGCCCAATAACGGTACAAGGTATTGTCGGAAGGCACCCCGAAGCGGCGCCTCCATCATGTCAAACGAAATCGCGGTATTCACCTTCATCAGTGCCTTGAGTTCGGCACCCTTGTTCCATTTCTCTGCACTGAATATCATTAGCTCAACGTTTTTTTGGTACCACTACCGGTATCGAGGGTTACTAAGATGGTATTGCGGAAACGCAGCTCACATTCCGGCATACCGTTCATTTTTATGTAGAGTTCAATCGGATCCAGAATATTCTGCCGGTCAATCCAGGCATTGGCAATATTCACAAGGAACGCCTCACGGATATTGGAACCTCCCTGATTACCGGCGTATGTACCACCCGGCATACCAGCACCGAGGACATTGGGATTGACCATAAGGGCGAACAGGATCTCCGAGTTGGCGGCTGCCGATACCGGAAGATTATCGCTTCCCTGGTACTTGTTCTCCAGCGGCTTGATCTTCCATTCCTCTTCAATCCTGCCGTTCATCTCATTGACGGCATAATGTGAGAAGATCGGTTTCTCAGCATTGTCCGGCCCGCAGAGATTCTGTTCTACCGAATCCATATACTTCTGAATGGCCGCTTCGCGTTCTGTGACGGAATAGTCCTTGGAAGGGTATTTCTTCTCCCAATAAGAATACGGTATCTGTACATGCCACTTCCAGGTAATCTGGTTTTTATAGGCTTTCTTGAGGAAATGGGGGATAAGATGGGCAATCTCCACCCATCCACAAACGTATGCCGGCCACCAGACAGGCATGCCGTAAAGATCGTCATTGCTCCAGCTGTCACGCACCGGCAGGATAAAACCGTTCTTCATCTTCCCGGCAAACTTTAACACCTCGGCGTGCATCTGCGGATCGTACTCGGAAAGTACCTCCAGCTTGGTGTACTGCCCCTTGCCCGGATGCTGCGGCCAATATCCGGAAACAATACATTTACATGCTCCGTACTCATCCACTTCGGAATAACGGCGATAAAGCGCATTAACCGGATTGACACCTGCAAAAGAATTGCCGGCTGCCGACGGGACGAACTGGACGGCCCCGTTTCCGAACTTCAGGTAATCCCGCAGCACCTTCTCCATGTAACGCCGGACGTTCCGGGAAGCGACAAAAGCTTGTACCCGGCTATCCGTAACCGGCTTCAGTATCTCGTTACCGCCATCATCGTAACCGTTCACCGTACAAGGATAAATGCCCTGCCCAAGTGTCAGGTTACGGAGAAATTTCAAGCCGGTATTAAGCACACTGGTATTTCCGATCTCTTCGGCCGCCTTCTGCGGGAAATCGTTCTCGTCTCCCCACGGGCGTACTTTCACCCCGTCGATATCTATGTAACTGACATTCGACAAGTCGTATGGCGACAGGATCCGGGCACGGTCCTTCATCTCGTTCTGCGGTGCCCCGGTTGTCTCTCCGAATATGTACGTGGACTGCATCAGCAGGGGAATGCCGCTTGAATTAAACAGTATGTTCATCAGAATACGATTTTCATTTTGTTATACTCCAGTATCAGGTCTATATCCACGGGATAGGGATGCCCTTCGGGATTGCCCTTGCAGTCGCAGGGCTGTACCCCCCGAAGCTGGTATTCCTTCATGTTCATGCGTCCGGCACCACAGGCGTATGCCTGCGGGATAAAGTAGACCTTACCCTCCTTGCTGACGAATTTTATCGAAAAGACGCGCCGGTTCCCGCGTTCATCCCTGCGGATATCCATATCGGCCAATGCCAAATTTCTGCGTATTGTTTCCATTGTGTATATTATTTATTCAAATGTCCTGTCAAATGTGTAATCGAAGATACCGCCACCAAACGAGTACCTGTCAAATACCTGATGCTTCCGGCTTGCCGGACAGAAGGTCAGATTCACGTTTACCCGCTGGTTGCCCATTTTCGTATGGGTAAAGTCAATATCTGTGATGATGATCTCCATCGGCAGCGAAGGCGTGTCGTACCATCGCTGTACCGGAGAGGTAAGCATGTCTATCAGGGCCTTGTATTTGTTTTCGTCCAAATACCCGGTGTTGACCGTGCGCAGATCATTGAAAAACGGATTGAATCTTCTTTTCAGCTTCACCATGTCCGCGATATCACCCTCCAGTTCCGGACTATACTGCACCAATCCTGAGAATGATATGGATTCCGGCAGCCCGAATACATTGTAGTAGAGGAACTGGTGCATTTCACGGTGGCTTTTCCGGTCAATGACATACCTTACAAGGTCCGTCAACGTGCCGTCGGTGATACGTGCGTCATACGATAGGATATTGTCAGCCCTGAGACCTGCGAGTTTACCCACCTTGGCCGGACTCATGTTGTATGCCATCATCCGGTTGGCATCGGAGAGTTGCAGTTCAACGGTTTTCTTGACGCTGCTGCCGGACTCCAGATAGATGATATCCAGATACACTTTTGTCTTGTCAGACACGAAGAAGGAAAGGTAATCAATCGTATTCTGCCGGATATGCTTGATTTTATAGCGGGAATAAAATATGAAGCCGGTCAGCGGCTCGAAAGACACGCGGTATCTTGAGTGAAACACATACAGCGTGTAGTCAGCGGTTGCCTCGCTGTCTGAAAGAGACAGTTGTACTGTCATAGGAGCCAATACGATCCGGTCATCACCGCCTCCCAGTTCCGGACGAACGAAATACTCATTGATAATATCACCCGGATCGCAAATGACGACTGCGTTCCCACTGTCCGGATAGTACACTTCAGAAAGCGCTTCCTGTCCGTCAACTGTCATCTTGAAAACCAGTTTTTCGTGTACGTCCGTAATACGGATATCCTCCATATCGGCGGAAAACAGATACGTGTTATTGACCAAATTCGCTACCATCTCCACAGATCTTTAGATACCCCCAACACCAGTGATTTATTGTACAGGTCATAGCCCGCCCTGAACTCCCATGACTTACGCCGATACCCCGCGGACAACACACAGCTGTAACGCCCGGCATCCAATCCCAGAGCCAGGGCATTGCTATAAACGACCGGCTGCCGGTAATCCACCACTACGGTACGGTCAAGCAACGCATTGCGGGATATGATATCTGTCATTTCCACCCGCAAGTATGGGCGTTCAATAATCGTATCGAGATAATGTTTCTCCGAGAAATAATCGGCCAGTATAGCCGCCGTATCTACTTCTGCGGGTACCTCACGGACAATCACCTCCGGTTCAGGAATGACAGGTCGTATCGTGTCATGTTTGACCACCGTTTCCGGAGTATAAACAATACTCCGGTGGCGAGAACCCAGCCAGTGACCTGCCCAACCGGAAAGAAGTGCTATAAACGCACATAGTAATATGCAACTAACGTTCCGTCTCATCTACCTTTCTTTTAAACTTGTCTGTAACCGTAACCCACAACATGCCCACCTGCTTGATCAGCGTATCTTTAGGTTTACCGTCAATAACTGCCAGGTTCTCCAATATGCTTGTCACATGCTCCACACAGAACCAGGTCATGACGAACACTTTGACAATTGAAAAGAACAGAGTCGCCAGCAGCATGATAAAGCTATCTTCCGCCCCTGCCTTGCTCTCCAGATAGAATGAGTGCGTGATATAAATGATGGTCAGCCATATACACAGTTTGATGATACAGCGTGAGAAACGGAAGGATTCAAATCCTATGCCCTGGATCTTGCTTGCCTTGATACCCGTCCACATCTCGGAAACAATGGCGATCAGCATAGCCATCGCCAGCAGCGGGGTAATACCTATCCATTCACTGACTACCGCAGTGATTGCACTGAAGGAAATAGCCGGCAGTTGCAGGTTATATTTAAAACTGGGTGCCACTGAAAGAAAAAACTCCTTCAGAGAATCATATCCATAGGTACCGACGAACTTGGTAATGAAGCGTATCATATCTTTTTTTGTCACAAAGGTAAAATCATACCATCCGCTTTCATAGGACAAAAAAAGCCCCTCCGTGGTTGAAGGAACGGGAAACATAAAACAAAATACCGCTTTGGGTCCCATTCCGTTTGCGAGCGTGCGAGCAAACGGAATGGGTGCGCCCGCACCCCATCCGTCAAATCATCCCTTCATCACAAAAGCTATAATATCCGTCATTCGTTATAATTACGTGGTCCATCATCCGAATATTGAATATCCCTGCCGCTTTTTTTAACTGTTCCGTCAGCCTCTTGTCTTCGTTGCTCGGCTTCGGGTTACCGCTCGGATGATTATGTACCGCTGCAAACTGCGAAGCTCCCGTATTTATCAGCACCTGCATAATCAACCGTACATCTGCCGAAGTCTGGTCTATTCCTCCAACCGAAACCTGTACTTTCTTGATTATTCGGGATGCATTATTAATAGCCACTACCCAAAACTCCTCATTCCGCAAATCACCAATTAACGGCTGCATCAAATCATATACATCCTTGCTCATTCGTATAAGCCTGCGTTCAACCTGTTGAGACTGCTGTCTCTTGTATATCTCCACTGCTGCCACGGCTACTTTCTTGCGTCCAGGCGTCAAGGATGCAAACAGCCTGTCTATATCTATCTCCCCGTTGCTGCGTTCAACGTCTGAAACAATCTGCCTATTATTGCTTATCTCGTAAATCAGTTCACTATCGCTCATGTAGCGGCAATCATTATCGAATAAAGTATTCATAACAAAAAATATATATTAGTTATAAGAAAGAATTGTTCTACCTAAAAAATAACCTCCCAACACTTCCGCACCTAATTGCTCCAGTGCGCACGCAAATTGTGCGTAGCTGTGTCCTTTCGTTAGTATGTCATCAAAAACCAGTACCCGCTTCCCGTTGAAAAAGTCAGTATTCAGCGTAATAGTTTCCGTGTTCTGTATGCTTTTGCCTTTCTTGGTTTCGTGGATGGTCATACGTTTACCGCCCACTTTCACGGCTTTGTAGCCATTCATACACCCGCAAAGGTTGGAAACCTCTTCGCAAAAGTCCCGATAGCGTTTTTCCGTCCGTTCTGCCGAACTTGCAGGAACACAGACAAACACAATGGTATCGGCAAACGAACCGAATTTTTCCGCTATCTTACCCGCTACGATAGCCGCTACCTGTTTGCTGCGTTTCCCTGCCTTGAAGTCCCATATCAGTGAGCGGATTTGTTTTTCCCGTTCTGTAGCCTCGTATCTTGCCGGTATGTAGTCAAATAAGGAAATCATTGGTTTATGCCACTGATTTTTCCATGCTTCGGGAATGTTTCTTTTTGCTACCATAACTGTAAGTTTTAATTTTATTCTGGATTTTTGGAGTCGTCGGGTGGAGCCTTTTTCAGATTCTCCGTTTCCCGGAACGACTTTTTTTTTATTCCGGCGTGTCTGTATGACGTGCGGTATGGTTGCCTTTTGATGCCGCAATAATTGAGGTGCCGAGGATGACATTCTGCAAGGTTCCGACTAAAACCGGAGGCTTGAATACTACCTGCAAGGTGGAGATTTTTTAGCGGACAACGCCTGACCTTGCTTGTCAGACCGGTGCCCTACATTTGCGGACTCAAAAGACTACCTGACCGCATACAGACATGCAGAAATGAAAAGGAGTTCCGGAAGAGAAACGGGGGTACGTCAAGCGGAACGCTTACCGCTCTACGGTCCCTACCTTAGAATTTGAAACAGAAAAGACCGGGGACCTGCATGGGTGCAAAAACAAACACAGGAAGCGTCGCTTCCTACCTCTATAAGCGCGCAAAATCCGTACTGGGGAAATAGATTTGCCTGCCTATTTCTTCAGTACGGATTTTGCGCGCGCCGGGGATTTTGTTAATGAATGTTATAATAATCTTACTGCCTTGAGAATGAACACACAACACCCCGTTTTCCATCCGAATGGAAAAAGAAACGGAAGTTTCTTCCTACCGCGCCCTAACAAAAGTCGCAAAAAAAGCCGCAAAAAGTAAGGAAATATGACAAAAGTAACAGATTTTTACACCAAAGAAAACACCCTCCGCCTGTCCTCCGATGCGGCATCCGGTCCTCAATCGTTGCGAGTCCTGTTATAAGTATTGCGATAACTGTTGCGAATGTATGTGCAGTGAATCAGATACGTGCGTCCACGAACCCGTATGCCTGCCTGAGCAGATGCCCGTACTTCGTCCAGACACGTTTATCGACTGCATCCCCGAAGTGTGTTGCCTCTTCAGGAAGGATGGACTGGTTGCGCTCACTACGCTTATCCTTGGCAAACCGTCCTTCACGATCCTCGATAACGCGCGTGTTGTTCATGGAGATCAACGTGTATTTGCATTTCGAGCCGTTGAAACGCTTCTTCGGAAAACGTTCGTCTTTCTCCGCCAGGATAGAAGCCCACAACAGATATTTATCATGCTGCGGCGGCTCCATGCCCGCATGGGTGTGCTGTTCCACTGTCCAGCCGTGTTTCTCCAGGCGCTCAATGGCAAGTTCATTATAGGATTTTTTATTGTTGGCGCGACGTGCATCCCCGTAGCGGTCACGGTAATAATGCAGGTGCTTGTTGATATGGTTACGGTAATAGTGGCAGAACTTATCCATCAGCGCGTTGACCATTGTATCGTCTTCCTCGTCACGCTTGACAAAGAACTCGTTGATATTGTTATCCACCGGCTCACGTGTCAGCAGCTTCGTCACGAAATCATAATTGCGTTCCTGCGCCACTTCAAGGAACGAGGCGGCAGACCCCCAGTCAGGCGTCAGCTCTATCGGCTGGTTCGGATTGCAGTCCAGATCACGCCGGCTGTCATCATTGTTGGCAAGCTGTTGCCAATTGTAGTTATGATCTTCGGCAAAGTCACGTATATAGCTGTCATTGGTCGCATTGTAATACACGTGCCGTTCATCCAGTTGGTAATAACAGCTATCAATCTTATCCACCATGAAGTTCAGTATCTCGATCATGAAAGAAAGCTTATCCATCACCTTGTGCTGGTTCAGGATATAGTTCATGCCCACATTGGCGATATTGTCGAAGATGGAGCCAAGGATAAAAAGCGTGCCGTCGCGTGAAACGAACGGCGTGATGCTTTGCCTGAGACGAACGGTTTCATTCCAGATTTCCTTGAAGAGTCCCGCATCATTCGCAATCCTTGCATCAATGAGCTGCATCTGTAACCGCACAATCTTATTCCAGACATCAAACAGTCGGATGCCGCGTTCTTCTTCGTAATACTTGGCCGGTTCAAGCAACCATTTCTGTTCAGGCGTGTAAGGCATGGAGGAAAGGAAGGTGTTGCCGTGATGTTTCAGAACGGGATTCTCGGACTTGCGTCCGAAGATGTGTTCATTGCCTCGGTTGGTCGGTGCCGCCTCCTGATCGAACTTCTCTTTATCGAGCGTCAGCGCTTCGTCAGTGATGTTGTAGTCAGCATTCGGTCCGCGGCTGTTACCGCCCTGGGTAAGTATGTAGAGCATGTGACCATTGGAGAAGCTGATGCCATACTCAAACGACATGATGTGCTCATAAGGCTTATACCAGCCCTCAATGGGTCTGCGACAAACCACATAGTCACCGGTCTTGCTGACCGGATCCCATTGTTTGTAACCGAGCATCTCCAGCATCTTGAATGCCGAGGGCAACGTTTTAGTGAGCGCCTGCCCAATGGTAGCCTGTGTGAGTGTGGTAATACCTCGCGGCATGAGCCGGATATTATCATCTATCACGGCACCGGTAATGAATGATTTACCCGTTGCACGTGAATAGATGACATACCCGTTCTTGTACGGCATTACCAAAAATGCCGCCTGTGCCGGATTGACCTGTATGACCTCTTCCCAAACGTTTTCGTCCATTGTCCTGCCGTATCAATAACGTGGGAAAACAATGTAATTCACACCTTCGGAAGAAGTCATACGGGGCATCGGCTGCCCTGTATCGTCTAATAGTTTTTTCACTTCATCCGGCTTAAACTTGGCGGATACGGTGCAAACAATTTGTGTCTTGCTGACCGATACCATATCAATATGTTTGTGGTCAACCAGATAAGAGATCAAGCGTTTATTTGTCAGTTTCTTCATGATTTTATTGTTATACGCCAAATAAACTTGGCTGAAGTAATATTCCTTTACTCGTTTTAGTTTCTCCAAAGCATTCGGAGCGAAATCTTTCATCTCCAGCTTTGAAGTAGTGTTCATCTATATCACAGCCCCAAAAATCAAGGCCGAGCTTATACGCTGCAATTCTATCACTTTGACTATCCATGTGAGGGCTTCCAATCTTATAACCCAATTTTGCATAATTGTTGAGCAACCAACCATACAAAGCCACAGGTTTCTGGTTAGGATGAATACGTTTTTCTTTATGCTTCATATTTTCCTGCCACATTCCATTCCATCTGTATTTGAATTTTCTAACAGCCGTTTGGAATGATGTCCAAGCAAGTTCACAATCTGCAAAATCACTTGCTCCATTATCCTTGTCCCAAACTATCCAACAATGGCTATCAATCGGGATTCGGCTTATAAAGTGGTTTGCTCCCCAAACAATTTGATTCTTTGAAACCCTAATAAGCTCTTGGAAATATTCTTGCGAAGGTGCGTCAGCGTCATTTCCTGAATAAGCAACATATGACTTTGCTATAGCTATTTTATTTCGGGAATTATTCTTTGAACCATCTTCTCCAATTCCATAGGGAGGATCATCAATTACAAGATCAAAGAACTTGTCAGGGAACTTAGATAAGAACTCCATCCTGTCGTAGTTGTAAATTTTACTTATTGGCATATTAGCTCCTTTCCTTATCGTATATGGGTTTTACAAAGCCCGCACAAGGCTGTTATATTTATGAGTTCATTATTTCTTCTGCCTGCACATCGTCAATAGGCGTGTACATTGAATCCACAAGGACTTTTTGCTCTTCCTGTGAAAGATTACGGATCGCATTCAGCGGGATATCTACTGTTTGCCCCATACTGTTGATCTGGATGTAGAAGACATTTTTCTCCATACGTCGCGGATCCTCAACCGAAGCCGGTTTCTCACCAATCATCTGATGCAACACTTTCTTAGCGTTGTTCCAATTCTTCAGATCACCTCTGAGCTTACAGTCCCGGATAAGCTGAATCTGGTCCTTGATCATCCAGGCAAACCAGAAATCCCAGTCAAACTGGTGCTGTGTCTTGAACAGTTCTTTTGCCAGGGCGATATCCTTACGTACCTGTGTACGTGAAATCCGGTATTTCGCCAGCATGATGTTGATGATATGGCTCTCATTGGGATAATCATCCAGCAAACGGGCTATCTGCAATACCCGGTTGCACTGCACCCGAAGATGCTCCGGCAACGGGCTGTTCTCCGGGTCAATGATGTGCTGCTGTATAAGGTCGTATGACTGTTCCTCCAATGCGGCCTTGCTTTTGGATGTTGTCAAGCTGTTACTCATACTCAAGATACTGCTGTTGCGATTTAAAGAACTTGATCAGTTCCTGTTGTGCCGGATTGCTGCCGTTGATGGCGGACTTGATGATAGCCTCCCGTACTTCAACCATTTGGCTGAGATGCCCACGATAAAAAGCCGTCCGGACTTCAGTGCCCGGAGTACGGAGCTCTGCAAGAAAATCCGTCTCATCCACACCGATATTGATTGCGATCATTCCCGGAGGGATAAGGCGGTACGCCATTTTCTCAATTTCTTCACGTTGTTCCTGCGTCAAACTCATCATTCAGCATTTTAAAATCAAAGTCAAAAATATCTCTGCCGGTATGGATGATTCCACGTTCCAACTTCGGGTTATGTGTGGCGTTCTGACTGCCTACTACGGTGATGTTCCAGTCTTCATTATACAGCAACGCCACCTTCGCATGCAATGCCAGGCAACGGTAACAGTCTGGAAATGTAGTCACCAGATAATCGAACGGTTTGGGCGAGATGCTGCGTACACGGTTATCGATCAGGAACCGTACCGATAGCAACTCACCGGTCTCAACCTTACGACGAAGGGTGTTGATACTATCCATCGAGATTGAGTAAGTAGTCAAGAACAGGTGTGCCGGACCGGTCTGTTTCAAAATATATAAAATCAACTGGATCAGGTTAAATGCTCCGGAAGAATAGAAATGCTTATCCCTGCCGGGAACCAGCACTCCCATAGCGTCCGGATGCAGCAGCTTCTCCGAAGCCCGATCATGGTCGGAGGCTGCCACATCCGTTTGGCGGAGAGGGAGCGCATTGTCCTTCATTCTCTCCGCCGGCATCTCATTCATATCGCTGCAACATACCAACATTATTGCAGCTCGGCCAGTCTATACTCTATTTTCTCCACCAGTGCCTCCTGATCAGCCACCTTCTTCTCGTATCTCACACGTTTGGGGCAGTCCGGAAGCGGGTTTTCCTTGCCGTCTTTAGGCTTGCTCTCTGAAGAATACAGCAACATGTTTTTTGCCTTGGTAATCTTACTCTTGGCATTGGATTTCGCTTTCTTCAGTTCTTCGACGGAAAGGGAACTGATATCGGTCTGTTCATCTTCCTTTTCCGGCTTTTCTTCAGCAGCATCCACTTTTTTATAAAGCTCGTCCAGCTGCTCATCAGTCGGCAACTCCTTGTTCTGCTCATATTGCTGTTTGATGGCAGCCAGCAATGTCATACGATTGGAGAGAGAGGCTATACGGGTAACAATATCCTTGCGCTGTGAACATACAGCCGCTGTATTGCTCTCACCCTGTTCGGCAAGTAACCGGTGCAGCCGTGAACGTTCATTATAGCAATCCCGGAAATCATAGATAATTTTGGCAATAACAGGCGGATAAGCGGGCTGTTCATCCGTTTCACGTGCCAGTTCTTTTTCCGCAATGGTAACGATGGCCGCCGCCGTTGCTTCCGGAACAGTCTCGGAACGTCCATCATTACCGGGCACCGCATCATCCGCCAGGTCCACATCCTCAAAGCGCGGATCATCCGGATGATACCAGACTTTAATCATTTGCCGGATCTCGTATTCCAGCTTCTCGCGGGTATGTGGCTTTTCGCCTAATTTAGCCAGTTTGGATGATACGATTGTCTTGTAACCTGATTTAGCAAGGATAGCCACACCAGTATTGTATTCTCTCTTAGCAGAGTTCAGCCAGGCGATACCTTCTCTGCGGGCTACGATATAAGCATTTGTAATTTCAGCCATGATTCTTGATATTAACGTTATACAAAGGTGTTGCGAATTTTATTGCTGTGATAGGACAAAACAAAATGTCCGCCTTCCGGAAAAACTCCGGAGACGGACATAAACAAGCAACTAACCAAACGAAGAAACAAAAATCAACCTCCAGGTGCGTTCTTTACAGTGAGAATGTCTTCCGCATCACCTTCATACACACATTTACGCGGTGCGGTGAAAGTATAATGAAGTGTATTCTGATTACGCGCGGTAGAGTTTGCCCCGGTGGTAGAACCGTCTCCGGAGGCACGCATGGCACCACGCCGCTTGTCACCCATCAGGTAATTCGTGCCATTGTTGTCGGTCACGATGAAGAACATCTTGCGGCCTTTGGTCGCATTCTCAAAGCCGAATATCTTTTTCCGCATCTTGGCCGAAATGATATTCAAGTCCATCAGGAACGATTCACCACCGGTTTCTCCCTGATCCGTAATCTTGAACTCAGCCAGTTCGTCAGTGATATCCATCTTATAGGCCCGGCAACCTTCTTTCATAACAAGATCACCGACCAGTGCACCGGCGGCCTCCAGTGAAAGCGGATCATCCGTCTTTTTCGGGTAGTCCGGCCATGTCGCCACATCTGCATGATAACCGAAGATAACGGACGGTATGATACCGCCCATATTATCCTGGTTCTCGCAGTCCATTGCCTCGTTGATATCATCAAGGGCAATACATAATTTAGGATCTACTTCTGCCATAGTCACAGGATTTATTCAGATTTAACAACGTATGTACCCGTCACTTTCTCTACTGCACCCGCAGCAGGAGTTTTCTTCTGCACGGCAGGAGTGGTATATCCGGCGGCCTCCAGGAACTCGACGGTATATTCCTTACCACCGGGAACCGCTACATACGTACCGGAATCACGCCAAGCCTCTTCACCCTGAATGCGCCATTTGCCACCGTTGGCCTTCGCTTCATCCGGTGCAATTGTGACCTCGATATATCCGAATGGATTGGTCCCTTCAGGATCCACCGGACGGTCATTGACGCAGAACTCCGATTTATGCACCGATACGAACTGGAAGCCAATCACGTACTTGCCCGCAGCATCGAACGTATAAGGATTGCCGGAATTGAACGGCTTGATAGACTTGAAATCGCTCTCTTTGTCAAATCCGTAGCAAATGTTATTTTTAGTACTCAGCATGATAAACTGGCTACCATCGGGAAGATTTGGAACACGTACCAGCTCACAACGGTTGTTGGAACCGAGCAGGTGTTGTGTATCGGAAGTATCTTCTTTTAATCCGATAACGATAGTACCTTCATCTTTGCGCCAGTCATCATACATGTCGCCCAAATCGTCGGAAATGAACATCTTGATGTTCTTCTTGCGCTTGAAGGTACGCGGCATGTGACGCCACATCTCCAGCAACTTTTCGCCAATGTTGGCACGAGTCAGCTCACCGGTGGCATATACGTTGCCTTCAGCACTGGAGATATCTCCGACTGCCTCGCCTTCGGTAACAATGGTACCGATACCGTCGAAAGAGTCCTGAATGTCCGTCTTGTTCTCATCAGCGCTGTATTTCGCTGTGAAAAGAGCAAACAGCAAATCATTGGATGCCAGTTCATGGCCGTGGTTGATCAGCCACAACTCGAAGGGATGTTCTTTGCGGAGCGTACCGGGTACCTCAGCAATGTAGGTGCGGCGGTAACGTTCCGGCTCATCGGACATCTCCATCACGACGGGACGAACGACCAGACGACGCGGAACAATCTTACCCAGATACTTGCCGGCTGTAAACTTGCCGGTGTACTTGCTGGAGATGCTGCCGCCTTCTACCTTGCCCAATTCAAGGGAATCGGTAATACCCGGTACCGGAGTGAAATGTTTCAATACCTCCGAAGCGTCGAGCTTATCGACCGCCTTCAGGATGTCTCTGTGTTTTTTTACCGCGGTCAGAACCGTGGTAATGTCAATAGGTGCTTTAAAATCCATAAATAGAATAGTTTAGATGTTATTCATTCTCATAACTGTTGATCGGATCCGTAGCGATATCGGCAAACTTGCTGTCCTCGTTCGATTCCTGATGACTGGCGGTTGCCGTTCCGGGAATCTTGGCCACGATATTGCGGATAACCTGTACCTTAGTCTTGTTGTCGGCCGCATTCCTGACGCTATCGCTCAGGCTGTCAAGGTCGTTGACAACTGCCGTCAGATTGTTTTCAGCCGTCTGTCTGGCTGTATTGGCGGCTGTCAAATCGCTTTCAGCTTTGGTTTTCGCTTCATTGGATACCTTGATGGCGTTATTGATGGCCTGCAAGTTCTCTACGGTAAGCGATATCTTACCGTCTTTTTCCTCAATGCCTTCACAATTGAGGATCTGATTAATGAAAGTAAATTCTTTACGCATGGAAATAACTGTATTTGAATTAGAAATGTCTTCAGAGGTATTATTGGCAGGAAACAGGCTTTTGATACCGTCAATGATTTGAGAAACAAGGTTTCTGTCATTGCCTTTGGGTTGCGTTTCCGATTCGGAAGCATTGAGTACCGGTAACGGTAAACCGATGGCAGTAAAGCAGTCGGTTATTTCATTGGTCACCTGAGGCTTTTTATGCACACCGGGAATGATCCTGTCTATGAAGCCCCATTCCTTGACTTCAGCGGCAGGCATCCAGCGTTCTTCTTCCATAAGGGTGATAACGTCCTTCAGACTCTTGCCGCTGCGGTTGATGTACTTCTGTGCAATCATCAAGTCAATCGCCTCGGCACTCTTCTTCTTGTTTTGTAGTTCTTTAATGGTGTCTTCGAGCTGATCAGCATTAAGCTGTCCCCAAATGTCCACGCCCAGGCTGCACTTATGCGCCAGCCACATACCGTCCTCATGCATCTCAATGGACTTGCCACCGAACGCCAGTATGGTAGCCGCCGAAGCATTGAAGCTGATAAATTCCACCGTCACATTGCCATGCTCAGCCATAAGGTTTGCCATGGCGACCGCTTCGGCCACATCACCGCCAAAGCTTGAGACTTTCAGGCGGACGGGTTGGCCTTTTGCCTTATCTAAATAGTACTTCAGATAATTTTTGTTGTAACAATACCGGTCAATACTGCCGAATAATGTGATAACTGTCTCGTTCATATAACTTTTTTGCGCAAAGAAAAGCGCAAAAAAAACGGTACCCAAGGACACAGGGCACCGTCAAACAGGGAATAAGCGTTGTTTTTACGCTTCCAGTTCTTCCAATCCGGATATATAAATGGTGGGTTCATCCTGTACGCAGGTGAATGTAAAAGACGTGCCGTTCCGTTCTGAAACGGAACGCCCGCTTGTCTTGTTCGTGGCGAATAACATAAGTGCGTCTTCTTGACCGCACCAGTGGACTTGGCCGTTACCGTCCACTGCCAGCACATACCACAAGCCACGCTCCAGCGTCTCCATCAGCTGATTATTCACTGAGGAAAGTTTAGGAATCACCCCTTCAATGGAAACATTCCAGCAATCCCCCGCATCATTCACTTCCTTGTCCTCATTATATATATAAGTGTCATTGGCATACACCGGAATGGAAATAATATTCTCCCGGTCGCGAAGCTCCAGGTAGTTCAGACCGGCATTGTAATCCTTACGGATCCGCAAAAACGAGGTCGGGGGAACGGCAATTATCTGCAACAGCCCGCCGACATTTTCAAAATCATAGTTTATCACTTTCATACGCTAATCTTCCTTGCTGGGAAATTGTCCCAAACTCGGACAACTTCCCCAATATAATACGGTTAATAAAATCAAAAATCGTTGTATTCTCCACTGTCTTCCGATATCCGTGTCGGTTATACTCCCTACGGATGGTGTCATAAGACCAGGTGTCTTCAGTAAATCCGAACTTCGTCTGGAAATTGCGGATGGCAGCTGATAGTGGAAGTCCCATACTCACATGGGTATCAAGATACAGAAACAGTATCTGTTTGATCCGCCGTTCAATCTTGGTACCGAACGCCACCACTTCGGTGTTCGACATCGACCAGCCATAACGGTAGAAGTCATCACGGCGTATCTCCACCGCTACACTGGCCGTATAACGGTAGAGGTTACGATATTTGTTTTCGTAGCGTCCGGGTTTGGACAGCCGGGAAAGGAAATCGTTCTGCAACTCCTTGTCGGAAGACAGGTTAACGATTTCAGTCCAGGTATCATCAGGCGTATTGAAATTATGCAAAAGGAACTGCTTAACATACGGTTTGCAAGGCAGCCAACAGACAAATCGGTCTTTCTTTATCATTTAAAGTGTTGATTTTTACACAAATATACTAAATACCGAGCATATAACCAAGTCCTTGCACGGATATAGTGTAAAATTCGTGCGGCAGTACTTTTGTACATGTATACATTTATACACACCTGTATATCAATAGATTATACCCGCACAAAAATCGTACATTCCCGCACTAATTCTTCCGTTTGCGTACTTTTCGGCCTTTTTCCCGAAAAAGTACAATTCGTGCGCTATTTGTGCGCAATTCGTGCGGATTTTGTGCGCCTGTAATTTATTGCATATCAAATTGATATAAGAAAACAACAGTACTTCTGCACGAATGCACGATTTTTTTTCTGTTTTTTAAGGTAGTCTCTTTTTAAAAAGAAGAATAAAAAAAGAATAATATACCCCCTTCGGCAGTTCCCACGACTGTCGCTCATGCACGTTTGTTCAAATCGTTGTTGTAATGGGTTGGGGGAAAGGGGGAAGGGGTAAAAGAAAGAAAAGATAGCATCCGACTGTACTCACGTACCGCCGGATGCAGGCAAACACTCAATATGTACTTTTAAGAATACTCCGTGTTATGTTTTCTCGGAATGACCGGTAATCATCAAAAGAATACTCCTGCTATGGAAGGTCCTCCGGATAGAATACTCTGCAAATGAACTCGTACTCACGGGGAATTGAACGGACTCCTACAACTACACACAGGCCACGGGCGGCCATTTCATATAAACGTTGGTTAGTGAGTACGGCCCCACGAAAATTATAATTGCTACAGAAAACGAAATAGGCCGTTGCCAGGTCTATACTGAAGATATCATTCGATATGATTTTTGCTGCATCTGAAGGGATGCGGGCAAAGCCAAGCCGTACTACCAGGCGACTCAACAGCTGCTTGCGTTCGACCGGATCCGGTGAAACGACCACCAATATTTTATGCTCTTTTTTTAGCATGATTTCTTGCGTAATTCATTGAAAACATGTATCTTTACATCGTAGTAAATTGGCATAATCTACTCCTTTTCCCGTCTCGGAGTGAAGCGATTTACAGAGGGGCTAAAGCCTGTTGTCCGTCTCACGTACTCCACATCATCCGACAACTCCAACTGTCCTGTATGCACATCGTATGGCTGTTCTGCAATGAATGATTTTACGATGTCCTGAAACAGCTTCAGATCTTTTTCCTGGCAACGGTCTGAAATACGGAACTGCTCGCCTTCCGGCAGATTGATACACATCAGATATACTGCATCATAGAACGCCATGAAACGTTCAGGTGCCATCTCGTAGATAGGCATAAGCCGGGCCATAATATCGGAGTGTGTATCGTTCATCAGAATGCAAGCTTATTAGTTGATGCTTCAGGAAGATCACTCTGCGGTGTCAGTTCACCTGCTGCTTTTCCTATGGTAAAGTATTCAATTCCTCCGGATTTGTCATCTATAACCGGCTTTCCGTCTTTATCCAGGAAGAGGGGTAAACCGCTTTTTGCGTCATACTTATGCGGATTGAATACCCAGCCTTTCCATTCACAATATTTCTTCAGTTTGTCTTTAAATGCCGTAGCACTTATAAACTTGCGTTGCTGCGGATCATAGTTACAGAAATTGTCGTAAATCTCCTTACGGGGAGTACGGCGGTGGTTTTCTTCGCTACTAAAATATTCATCCGCCCAGGATATAAGAGTTTCGCCAATTTCCTGTCTGAGTTTACGTTGCTGCAAGCGTTCGCCCGGTGCCTGTACAACTCCAAATTTCAAGTAAAGCTGTATGCAGTTGGCCAACATATTCCAGGTCAGGTTCCACTGCGTGAAGTCCCATTCGGAAAAGAATAATACCCCGAAATCATCCATGGGTTTATGCTGATCATTATAAAAATCGGAAAAAGCTATCAGCCATTGCCGATCAGTATAACTGGAACCCGTGCCACGGATAGCATGATTCGTTGGAATATATACTTTGGGAGACTTTGCGAAAGGATAGGTGATACGCGATCCTCCTTTCTTGTTTACAGTCCAGTCACCGGTAAGGTTAGGAAACAGAAACTCAAAATTGAAATTCTGCATGACATCATCAATAAACACCAGACGGGTCTGTTCATCAATGTCATTCCAAATGAAACTGTCATTGAAGATATCCGTCCGTTTTCCGGATATATAGACTGTATCGACTACCTGGCGCATTAATTCGCCAACAAGCGATTTACCGCTACGGCCGTTACTGTCGCCCACTTCCGACTGCTTGCCGTCCATGCCGATAACGGCACGTGTCACGTTCGCGTCCTTGCACTCCATCAGCATATAGCCAATAGCACACATTTTACTGAGCAAGTGGAGGTTGTTTTCATAAAGTTCGTCTTCTTCAATCTCTTCAGGCTTTTTTCTCCAGGTAAAATTACTGGTATTGATCAGGAATTGCAGATAATGACATTTCTTTCCTTCCGGAGAGAGTTCATAATCATATTTGCCGTCTTTTTCTCTGAAGGCAATGAGGGGATGCCCGAGGTATTTGGCATCGGTGTTTTTCCGCTGTTCTTCCCATATCTGGTGAGTAATACTTTCGTAGCCCACTTCTTTGACTTCATGCTGGGTTATATGCCAACAGCGGTCACGGAAATAGAAGTATTGTTCATCACGGGACGGGGATATAAAATTAGGTTGGATAAAAGCAAGCCTTGACATCTGGAATGGTCCGACATATTGCGAGCCTCCCTTGAGTAACTGATTATTGACGAAGCGACTGCAATTCTGTTCGGCAAAGGCGAACATGAAATCGCGCGCATCTTCTACGTCAATAGTCCGGACTATTGGCGGATCCAGATGGATATACGTCCATAATTTAGTATCGAGCAAACGATATCGCCCGATCCCCCGGTTTTGAAAAAAGGTTTTGGCGGCCACATAATCGTATTCAAACACCGGTATTCTGTTGCCGTTCGTTTCCTTATAGTCTTCATTCCAGAATTTTTCATCTTCATCATAAGGCAAGGCGGATACCAACCTGCCGCTTTCGTCAAATTTCCAGGCATACCGGCCAAAGATAAACTCCGGAAGTTCCTGTAAAACTTCGCGGTGTTGCTCAGCAAATTTTTCGTGACTATGCAGATTCCATAACTCACGTAGTTTCTGATCGTTCCATGTAGTAATTTTAATTATTTCTACATACTTGCCAATTCCGGATTTCTCATTGCATGCAAATTCCAGATCTTGGGCAAGTTCTTCTTCATGGCCACTCAGTTTGTTTGCCAGCAGATCATCCAGTCCCTTGTCACCTTCATCGTTTTTATTGATGTGGCCAATGAATATTTCCACCATGACGCCGCGGTTCTTCAGCATCCGCATATATTCTTTGAAATTTCGGGCAGCGGAGAAGAAACACCGCGGACGTGTATCAACAGGAGTATTGAACTTTATATTGTTGGACAGATCATTCCAGTCTGAATCAAAAATGAAGGCCACTTCTTTAACACCGCAAACGGTGATAATCTTGACAAGATCCTCCGGCAATGCCCCTTTCTGTCCCAGGTTCTGAATACCGCTGACCGCTATTGAGGGAATGCCATGCTTGCATGCTTTTTCAGCCTTCTTTTCCCCTTCCTGGATGTAGAGCCTTGGGAACTGCTCTTTCCTCTTGTACATCTGCCTCATGCGCTCCGGAATGTATATGGGCGTACCGCTGCCGGCAGGAGATTTGTATTTGAACGGTTTCCCTTCCTTGTCCCGATGTTCGTCCGGGAACTGCCAGCGAACCCGATAATACACCTTGAGTTCCTGTTTACCACGTCCCGGTAACTTGCGCATATAAGTAACCGGCATGCCGTCCAAGTCATAATATTCAATGATGACATCATCCCCGTCAACGATATTGCCGTATTCGTCAATGGTTCCCGGACGGAAAGTTTTTGCTTCAAAAATACTCTGTGTATCTCCCTTCTTGAAGATATGTGCCGTTACATCCTGATAGGTCAGTCCGCTACCGGCAAGCATGCGGGCGCAGAATGTATCAACGCTTTCTCCCTTGGCCTCCTTGCTTTGTTTCTTTATTTTAGTAGGCTTAGCAGGCTTATTCTCCGGTTTGGGATCAAGCAGTACATTGAACTTGCGTGCCAGGTGATCGAGGGCTTCCAGAAATTGCATATCTTCCGCCCTCTGCAAATAGTCCAGCGGTTCCTTGCCCTTTATATCCGGGCAACTGAAGCATTTGAAAATCTGTTTGGCCGGAGAAATATGTAGCTTCTCCTGTCCGTGGCATTTGGGACATTCGCACTTATATTCAGCGCCCCGTTTCCGTAGTTCGTGAAAGTCACCGATAACATCAAGAAGCTTCCCTTTGGAAGCTTCCTTGATCCGTTTTATATCATCTTTAGTAAAGTACATAAGAGTTTTATATGTTGCCGCTACGAATTACACTGTTTTTAGGATTAAGTGATAGGACTTAAATTTTGCCAAGAAACAGCATATACGTATCGAGTTCATTTTTCAGCCGGGCATTCTCATTTCTGAGTTGCTCAATGGTATTGTTCCGGCAGGAAACAGCCTGGTGTAGCCGGCTGATTTCTTGCGAATAATCAATTTGTTTCTCACTCCTTTCTATCTTCTTCAGTAGCTGCTGTTTCACCTTGCCGATTTCCTGTTCCAGGTAAGCATTCCGCTTCAGCACACTTTTGATTTGCCCCTCCAGATACAGGGTGCGCTGCTGCTCTCTGTGATAATCTTTGAGCAGGTATTTGAATAAGGTCTCGATAGGGATATCGAGTGCAAGATTGTCTTCTGCCAT